AGAACAGCGCGTCGATATGGAAGAAATGCGTGACGCTTTAAAGCAGGCGGTGGCTGGGTATGCGCAAGCGATACCAGTGTTGGCGCAAAACGGGCAAGACCCGGGCGACATTCTTTCCCGCCTGAGCGAAATCATTCTCGGTCGTCAAAAGGGCGAACCCATTGAGGAAGTGGTGTCGCGGGCATTTGCGCCGGAGGAACCACCCACACCGCCGGGGGTTGAGCCGCTTGGTGCGGACGCCGCTGGGATGGTCGGTGCCCCTGGCGAGGCTCCCCCTGGCGGTGGCGGGCCTAACTTGGAGGGCTTGTCGTCGTCCGGGTTGATGCGTGGTGTCGCCCCCGGTCAAGCAGGTATGGCTGCCGGTGGGCGTCCTGACTTGCAAATGCTTTTGGCGGGTTTGACTTCTAGCGGTGGAGCGAACCTGCAAGCGAACATTTCCCGACGCATGCCCGTCTAGGAGGACTGTATGTGCGTGTCGTGTGGCTGCTGGTACAGCGGCAGCGAATCAGAACCCGGTCACCCCGAGGACGCATCTGTGATGCCGAAGGTGCCCGTCAGTAAAGCCGACCTTGGGTCGGGTAAATCCAACAAGTAGGAGGAAACAAGATGCCGCAACCCAATCAGGGCAAGCCCGCATCTGGTGCCCCCACCGCGGAGCCGATCCACGACAAGGGCGGCAGCAGCAGCAAGGGTGACGTTCATTTCGGTCACATGCCCGGTGGCACCAAAGGCAGCAAGTAACACACCATCAATCACGGAAAGGAAGTCGAATGAAAGGCTTGTCGCAAGACTTGTCACTGCATCTAATGTGGCAGGACATTCGGCTCAGTTTCGTGGCGGAAGGAATGTCGTGGCGTCCCGACGTTGCCGCGGACATGACGAACCGTATGCACGAGGCGTGGCATAACACGCTGCTGGAGTTGCACCGGTTCGGGATGCTCGCCACCGATGACGACGACGACGACGAAACAGACGAGTTCGGGCCGACACGTTCCAGTGAACTGATCGACCCGTTCACGTATCAAGTGCAAGAAGACCAGGAGGGGCAGGATGGCTGAACAGCATGGCGGGGCGAGGACGCCCCGTAACCCTGCACCAGTGTCCGGCCCCGGGCAGCTGTCACGCCGAACTGACGGCGGACCACAGCAGACCACCGTTCCCATGACGGGGATGGCGTATGGGGAGAACGCTGACTTCAATGACATGCAGTCGGCGGCTCCTATGGCGGCGGCACCATCGGTGTCCAATACGAGAACGCGGAACGACAGTCCCACCGGACAGCGTGCCGCCGCCACTCCCCTGTTTTCTCCGACGCAACGTCCGGACGAGCCGGTGACGGCGGGCGCACCATTCGGTCCTGGCCCCGGACCGTCTCCGTCAATGAATCAGCAACCTATGCGCGTACCTATTTCCGAAACACTACGAAAATTGACGCAGGTAACTGGTGATCCGTCGGTTCAAGCGATCAGTGAAGTGTTGATGCGGCGGGGTCTGTGAGCGTTCCTTACGGCGAACCACCGAATCAGCGGCGCACGGCGGACGAGGATACGCCTCCTGACAATTTTGGTTTCGGCAACAGGGTTGTGAACCTGCGGCCAGAGTTTGATTTTAGCCCCGAACAGGCAACGAAGCGGGAAATATCGCGGCAACTAGATGCTGCCGACTCTTACCGTGAACTGAATCGTGCCGCTGAACGGGAAACACCTGGCGGTGTTCCGCAGTACGCGATTGATATGGGTCTGGCGCAGCCAAAACGACTGGAGCAGTCGTGGTTTCAGAAGCAAGCCAGTAGTGTCTTAGAGCGGGAACGCAAGCGACGCCAAGTCCCTGACGGGTTTGACTCCTTCCCATCAGTACAGCAGGCCCTTGACTATTTCCAGGCCGAAAACATCGACGTGTCAGCCGATGATCTGGAAAACGTCCTGCAATTCGGTGTCTTGAACGACGCCGCAGACCGAGCGATTGTCGCTATGCAGGCTGGTGTAGAAACTGATGTGCGGAATGTTTACCTCACATTAGAGCAGTCCGATCCAGTAATGGCTTCCCTACTTCCCGATGTTATTGAAGCTAAACTTCGGGCATCAATAAGCGACCCCACGATTGTTGATAAGGCCGTTGAAGTTGCCCTTGCAGGCATTACAACAATCTTGGAACCTCTCGTCGTAGCGAATGAGGCGGTGCAGCATCGCGTTCGTGCCGCGCAATGGAACCTTGACCAGAACGCTGACAATCCTGAGTGGAGCGTCCGCCACCTGTTGTACGGGGCGTTCAGTAACGACGCTATAGCCGCAACTGAGGCGGGCAAGTTTAACGAGGAATACATCCAGCAGATTCGGGAGTCCGGAAACTACTCAGAACTGCAAGTCAACATTGCCTACGACATCGCCAAGGCAGCTTCGCTTGGTGACCCTGACGCGATCTTGAACGTGTGGCAGGACAAGTATGCGGGCGATGAAGAAGCAGCGTCCATTATTTCCGACATCGTGTATGGCCGGGCCGAAGGCAACACGCAAGAACTACTGCGACAGATTGATTCGGCCTACCTAGGTAACACCGGTCAGGTGCTTTTCGGTGCCGCAACACCAGACGCGCAATACAACGAGGCCCGCGGTGATGCTGCCCGACAAGACGCAGCGAACGCTGCCGGTTTTGCGGCGAGCCTCGCGCTTGACCCCACGTTGATTGTCGGTAAAGCCGGTCGCGCTCTGCAAGCATCAAAGTGGGCGTTAACGAAACTTTCACCGGGCACCAGCGCAAGCAGCGTCATTCGCACAATGAGCTTGGGCCGACTGAGCGTGGACACACCGGCATACCGCTACTGGAAAAACTTTGCCGACGACTTGAACGAACTGGACGCAATGGAGTCGCGTGTGGCGGCTGCCGTTGACCCGTCGGAGAAGACCCGCCTGTCCGCGGTGGCTGCTGGCATGCGTAACCGCATGTCCCGGCAATACAACGAAATGCCTGAGGATCTGATTGAGGAGTTCCGGGTGTCGCCGTGGCGCACACCGGAAGGGCAGTTCACTCCGGAATCCTTGGCCGCAGCCATCGATGAAATGAATGAGGCGTACACGGTTGCTGTCGGTGACGTAAGTGAGCGTCTTGCCACAGCGTCAGCGACTCGTGATGCTTTGCGTCAAGCGGCTGTTGATTTGCAGCTTGAAGGCGACATGAAGGCCGCTGCCGTAAAGCTCGCTGAGTTCAACGATGCGGTTTTGGAAGTGAAGCGGCTACGTACCGAACGTGACAGCCTCCGGTCGTTTTCTGGCCGACTTGCTCAAAACAATCAGCGACGCACCCCCCTCGTTCCGCGCATGTCACTGATGAAGGAAGCACGAATTGCTGCCGTCAATCGACTTGCCATACTAACGAGCAGTAACTCTCGCGCAGCGAAAATCGTTGACAAGTATTTGACCGATGCCGGTGACCCGGCCTTGTTTGCGCAGGCACTTAGCGACAACGCCGTAGAGTTCGGTGTCCGTAACCGCCAATATAAGTTCACTGAACCTGCTGGACTGATTGATTCAGCCGGACGCATGTTCTCGTCCGTATTCGCTGGCCGTACCGTGTCGCTCACGTCAGCGTCCGACGCACGCAACGTCTACCGCTATGCGCGGCAGTTCCTTCCCAAGCGGACAGCAGAGATGATCGCTGACGCATACCGTCGCGGCAACCCTGGGACGCGGCGTCTGCTGATAAGTGGCCTTGTTCGCTCTGCGGCGGCAAGTCGCGGCCTGACAAGTTTCAGCAAGTCAGACATTGACAACTTCATTCGTGACTTGTCACCCGAAGCCCGAGGGCTTGTCACCGGAAGCATGAAGGGTGAGAAGTACGGCGTCAGTGTTCCTGCTGGTATGCGCCCGAGTGAACGGGATCAACTTGTCCGGGCGCAAAAGTCTCAGGATGGCATTGGTTCGGCTCTGGACACGGACGCCACCATAAGTCAACTTGACCAGTCGCAGTCAGGTGTGACCCGTTCCCTGTCCGCAGACGAGAACGGAATTGAACACGCAATTCACCTATCGCAGACCGCGGATCAGGTTCGCCTACCAACACTGAAAGAGTTGGAGCAACTACGGAACCCTGTTCGGGTTGCGTTAAGTAATGGCGCAGAGCGGATCACCAACATTTGGTCGCTTGGCACATTGTTTGGTCTTCGCTTCTCCATGCGTAACGCCATTGAAGAAGTCGGCTTGTACTGGCTTCTCGGCGGGAAAGTAAGCGACCTTGTTCGTGGGCGTCGGCTAGATCAGGCCATTCGCAAGACTCGCCCCCGTATCAGCATTGACCCGGAGACGGGTGAACCAGTGCTACGTACAAGCCTAGGTATGGTCGCTAACAAGGCTGAATGGGCGTCACGCTGGATGAAAACCAAAGGCTTCCCTGAGTGGATGGCTGAAATGGTTTTCAAGCAAGCCGACCCTGATGCGTTAAAGGCTGCCGGTATTGCACTGGCGCAGGGCGATTCGGAGGCGTTTGCGCGTCTAGCGATTGAGTCCCTAGCCTCGCAGAAGGTGTTTGGTTTACGCACCAACCTGACAACCGAGCAGAACCGGATTGCTTTCCGTTACTTGACGGATTCCGTCCACGGAATGTCGCTGCTAGATGAAGTGTCCGAGGCTGGTACTTACTTACAGTCCGGTGGATACCCCATCTTTGTTAGCAAGAACTTTGGCTTAGACGATGCTGTGCCAAGCGTGGAGTACGGCAAAATCAGCCAGCAGCGATTCGGTGACTACAACAACATTTCACCGGTTGCGGTTCCTGGTTCTGATGACATTTACGGACTTGGTTTCTGGTGGCGTGAACTGCAAACAACCCTGGACGGAGACGGTCCCATTGGTGAAGCGGCAGTTCGACTACTGACGGACCCCAACCGGGCTAAGGCGGAGATTGCTCGCATCATTCGGGAAGACACCGAATACGGCTACAAGCAGCAGTTCAGCCGAATCCGTAGTGATGCCGATATTGACTCGTTCGCGGACGACTATTTTGAGAATGTCTTTCAACATTTCACTCGTGAAGACGGAACACTCAACACTCAACTGCGGGCCAAGTTCATTCGTTTTGACGACGAGGGCAACGAGGTAGCGTCATGGTGGAAGCCTGCCGTCACCGATGATGGCGAGGAAGCAGTCAAGGCTGCCGTGTCCCGCTCTGATTTGCAGGAGTTCGGGCGGGTTGATCGACCGGCATACATTTTTGGTCGGAACGTTTTGGATCAGCCACTCATTCCGATGCCGACGGGTGAAGCAGGCATTCTTGGCACTACCTTGTTCAACTGGATGGGACGCCAAAACGCTCGTATTTCGCGGTCACCGATCTTCATGGCTAACTATCTGGATCAGTTTGATAAGACCCTAGAGGCACGTCAAATGTTTGCGAAGTCTTTGGCGGAAGCCCGAGCAGCGAAGACGGGCGACGTGGCTACTGTCACTCCGGATGATGTTGCGATGGCCGAGCGCATGTATGCGCAACAGTCAATGGATAACGCCTACGGTTTGACGCTGGCCTACGTGGACAACCCGGCTAATCGCTCCAATTTGGCGTGGAAGATCAGGAACGTTTCCCGCTACTACCGCGCCACAGAGGACTTTTATCGTCGCATCAAGCGAACCACAGTCAATAGCCCCGAGGCTTTGTGGAAAGCAGCGTTGACGTATCACCTTCTTGGCGAGAGTGGCTTCACCTACAAGAACGACAATGGTGAGGAATACTTCGCATACCCAGGTAACCAGATTTTGCAGGACGCTTTAACAACGGGTATCGAACTGCCGAATGGGATGACTACCCCTAGCCCGCTTGCCATTTTCGGCATTGATCCATCGAAGTACGCAGACCTAAATCCGTTTAGCATTAACGGCAAGGTTCTTGGGTTGACGCCTTCTGCTGACCTGAAGGCAGCTGCACCATCTCTTGCTGGCCCGGTGTCCGCACCAGTTGCAGGTATCATGGGGGCGTTCCCGGGGCTGGCAGGGTTGCGATCCGTCTTGCTAGGGCCGTACAGCCAAACCACCGGTAATCCCTATTGGGATTCGATCAACGCTGTACTGCCTGCCGGTGTCATCAAAGTTCTGCGCACGAGCGACCCGGAGTGGGTCACAGGGCAGATCAGCTCCGCAGCATTTGACACGATCACCTTAATGACCGCAGAGGGCATGCTAGACGAGTTGACCCTCGGCGGTGAACCAATGACTGACGCGGACGGTTTGCCGCTGGTTCCCGGTTTAGCTGACCAGACGCAGTTCCGACGTTCGGACCAGTATCGGGTTGCTCAGGTGATGGCGGTGTCGCTGTTCCTGTTGAAGACTGCGGGCGGATTCTCAGTTCCGGCTGCCCCGCAAGCGATGGCAAACACGTCGTCAGAGTTCGCTAAGCAGCACGGTGTTGACTCTATGGATGACCTGTTTTACGACTTGCTAGATAAGTTCAAGGACGACCCGTTGCAGTATGAGCGGGCTATGGGCGAGTGGTATCGCTTGAAGATGCCGAGCATGGGTGATGGCCCGTACCAAAAGTGGGACACTCTTATGCCGTTCACCTTGTCTGGGACAAAGTACAACGTCATTGATCAGCCGTCTGCGGGTATGGCGGGAGTCCGAGCTACGGACGATGTTGCTGCTTGGTTCAGAGAAGAACAGACCCAGGAGTTGTTCACCAAGGTTGGTGACGTTGCGTGGTTCCTGGCACCAAAGACCGGTGAGTTCTCGTGGGACTCGCATGCACTTATCAATATCACGCAGGGCGTGCGCACCCCGAAAGGCGATTGGGAGCGGTACGAGGAACTGTTCGCTTTGCAGGGTGAGATTCAGGACAATCAGATTCGCAACTATTACGACCAGTTGATTCTGGACGCTGGATCGTCGGACGAGATTAAGGCGTTGGAGAATCAGAAGAAGGCGGCGAGGGACGACAACAAACTGGTTAATCCCGCATGGGCGAAAGTTGCGGAGGATGTCCCGGTAGGTCGGAGCAATTCCCGCCTAAGTATTCAGGTATCCAAGGTTAAGAACATGCTGGAGTTTTTGCGTGAGCGAGACGGTGAACTCAGTGATGACGCTCAAATGATTGATAACGCGATCAACATTTACACGTATTACAAAACTGAGATTTCCGGGTTGCAGGGCACGTCAACGCAAAAGAACTCCGCAAAGAAGAATCTTGTTGCAAACATGCAGCAGCAGTTGGCTGTTGTGAAGGAAGAATCGGCTAACGCTAAACAGTTCATTGAAGCGGTGTTGGAGTCCGATCCTGACTACGCATTTGGGGAGCAGGAATGACAGCGGGATATTGCGGCACGACATGGAGCAATAACTGGAAGGACGGTTTGTGCCCAGGTTCAACCGAAGCTAACCCGATTCGACCGACTGTTAAGCCAAACGGACAAGGTGGGATTGTTGGGGAACCTGCGACCGCCGACAACAACACTGTTCAAGATAACGCGCCGTGGATGGCTGACACGTCACCGGTTCGGGTGGGCTATAACGAAACTACCTACTCTGGCGGTATCCCGTCTGTATCGGAGAATCCTGTAACGACTGTGTATGAGGCGATGGATGATTTCCGGTCCCTCTACACGAAGGCGCATGTCGCTGATGCGGAAGAAAGTGATGTGAAGGCGTATCAGGATTTGCTGTCTCGCATGCGTGATGTTACCGGCAGTAAGTTGGGGACGAAGGATTCGCAGGAGCAGGCGTACTACAGCCTTTTACAGTATGCCGCTCGTGCTGGTGTTAACGCTGTTGATCTTATTAATGGTCAGGCCCCAGGTGGCGGTTCAGACGGTTCAGGTGGCGGGCGGGGCTACACGGGTCCGCGTGCGTCGATCACGGTGCAGGCGGAGTCAGACATTCGCGCTACCGCTAACGCTCTCGCGTTGGAAATGATTGGTCGCCCATTGAACGATAAAGAAATTGAGCGGGTGACGAAGCGTATGCGGAAGGCGGAGCAGGAGCAGCCGCAAGTAACGACGGGGAATGTTGCTCGCACGGTGACAACGCAGGGGTTGACGGCGCAGGGCCGTGAGGACGTGTTGCGGGATGTTATCGCTAAGCGTCCGGAGTTTG